GGTCGCTGATGGTCTTGCAGACACTCAGAAAGACAAGCTCGCTTCACTTGCCGAAAGTGTTGAGTTTGAAAGTGAAGAAGAATATCGTGAAAAACTGGAGACTTTGAAGGAATCATATTTTCCTTCAAGAGTAGTTTCTCCATCTGCAAGAACTGAAACTCTGTCTGAAGGTGTAGACAATTCTCCAGAAGTAATTTCTGGACAAATGGCTGCTTATCTGAAGACTCTTTCAGCATTCCGCAAATAATTGAATTTAATATAATTCAAACCCAAAAAACAAACACTTAGTAAAAAGGTAAAAGCAAATGTTCCATTCTGAGCATCTGCAGGAAAAGTGGGCACCTCTCCTCAACTATGAGGGTCTTGATCCAATCAAAGATTCCCATCGTAGAGCGGTAACCGCAGTCCTGCTAGAAAACCAAGAAAAATTCTTAAGAGAAGAAAGCGCCTTCCAATCAGGCGGTATTTCAAACCTCATGGAATCACCAACCATGTCAGCTAACGCTGCTGGTGCTGGCGGTGGTTTTGGTGGTGGTGCCGGTCTTGCCGGAGGTCCTACCGCAGGTTTCGATCCAGTTCTGATTTCACTTATTCGTCGTTCAATGCCTAACCTGGTCGCTTATGACCTCGCTGGCGTTCAACCAATGAGTGGTCCTACTGGACTCATCTTCGCGATGCGTTCGCAGTACTATAAAGAAGGTGCAAGATCAGAATCGTTCTATAACGAAGCTGATTCCGCATTCTCTGGTCAGGACTATGGTTTCGATGAAACCGCTGGAATGACCGATCAAGGCGTTGGTATGGGTACTACCACTCAATCGGGTAGCAATCCAAGCGTACTCAACCCAGTTGGAACCGCTACCTCAACGGCCTACAATGTAGGTCAGGGAATGGTTACTGGTGATGCAGAGAACCTTGATGGCACTGCAAATGATGCCTTCAACCAGATGGCTTTCTCGATTGAGAAAGTCACTGTTACTGCAAAGTCACGCGCACTGAAAGCTGAGTACTCACTAGAACTCGCTCAAGACCTCAAGGCAATCCACGGTCTGAATGCTGAAGCGGAATTAGCAAACATTCTCTCAACTGAGATTCTTGCTGAAATCAACCGCGAAGTTATCAGAACCATCTACAAGGTTGCTGAGCAAGGTGCTGTACAAAACGTTGCAACTCCTGGTATCTTTGACCTAGACATCGACTCCAATGGTCGTTGGTCGGTTGAGAAGTTCAAGGGTCTTCTATTCCAAATCGAGCGTGATGCTAACGCAATCGCACAAAGAACTCGTCGTGGAAAGGGCAACATCATCATGTGCTCTGCTGACGTTGCTTCAGCACTGACTATGGCTGGTGTTCTTGACTACACCCCTGCACTCAACGCTAACCTCAACGTTGATGATACCGGCAATACTTTTGCTGGTACTCTGATGGGCAAATTCCGCGTCTACATCGACCCATATGCTGCTAACCTGACTTCCGCTAACGGAACTCCTGGTAACCAGTATTATGTTGTTGGTTATAAGGGTTCTTCTCCTTATGACGCTGGACTCTTCTATTGTCCTTATGTTCCTCTCCAAATGGTTCGTGCCGTTGGTGAGAACTCCTTCCAACCCAAGATTGGCTTCAAGACTCGTTACGGTCTGGTTGCTAACCCATTTGCAGAAGGAACCAATCAGGGTCTTGGTCGTCTTCAGACCAACCAGAACCGTTACTACAGACGTGTTGCGGTCAAAAATCTCATGTGAGTCATCTCACATTATTCTTGGAGGGTCTTCGGACCCTCTTTTTTTTATGGTTGACTTTCTCAATCCAATCGTTTATAATTTTTCTATAGTTTTTATTAATTCTAAAATGGCAACAAACTATGTTATCTGTTCTGCGTCTGATGTTATTCCAGTAAGTCAAAGGGGTGGTTCAACTGGTCTGAAATATCCATGGTTAGATACCAATATCCCTGTCGGAAAGGGGTTCTTTATTGAACGTTCCCTTGAAGATTATGAAAAAGATAAGGGGCGCCCATCTATTCCCACTATCACTCTAGCAAAGTATGGTATTAAATACCGGACATATAAAGCAAAGAGAGGGTTAACATATGGATACATGTGCGAGCGTGTGAAGTGAAGAGAAGGTCCTTCGGGACCTTCTTTTTTTGTCTAAATATTTAAAAAATGGCAACAAACGCTTACAAGAACCAAATTACAAATAGAAACTTTCTATCCCCAACAGGATTTAAGTTTATTTTAAATAGAGCACCAGAAGTTGCATTCTTTTCCAATTCTGCAAATATTCCAGGAATTACTCTTGGTATAGCAAATCAAAGTAATTATTTGAGAGATATACCACAACCTGGCGAAAAATTAGAATTTGAAGATTTTAATTTGAGGTTTTTAGTAGATGAAGATCTAGTAAATTATAATGAAGTTTCGAAATGGATGAGAGGACTTGGATTTCCAGAAAGTTTAAATGAAATCTATAACTTACAGAAAGATAATCCAAATTTAAATCAACCAAATAAAACTCAACTTAACTTATATTCTGATGGAACTTTAACTGTCTATAATAGCAACTTTAAACCAAACTTTAAGATTAAGTTTAGAGACATGTTTCCATACAATTTAACCACTTTGGAATTCGATGCAACAAGTACAGATATTCAGTACTTTACTGCAGAGGTCAGTTTCAAGTATACTATGTTTAATATTACAGATTTGGATGGCAATCCTTTATGAATTTTGATTTAGATATGATTCAAAAAATGTGGGAAAGTGATTCTAAAATTGATATGGATAATCTTCATACAGAATCTACAAATATTCCCGCTCTTCATGCAAAATATTTTGACTTATACAATACAATTTTTTTACTAAGAAAAAAAGCAGAACAACAAAGAAAAAATATTCGCCACGAAAGATATGAATATTATTCTGGAAAATCTGATCCTGATGTTTATGTAGAGAATCCTTTTCCCAAAAAGGTTCGTGATAAAGATACGATGCAAAAATATCTTGATGCTGATGAGAAACTTTCGACAGTATGTCTTAAGATAGATTATTACGACACGATGCTCACTTATATTGAGAGTATTTTAAAAATGATTCAGAACAGAACGTTTCAAATCAAAAATGCTATCGAGTTCATGAGATTTAACGCTGGTCTGGGGTAAATAAATACTCATAGCAAGCATGATGCTATGAGTGACGTAATTATTGAAAAGAAAAATGAGGTTTACATTAAACTACATTGTGAACCTCATATTTTATATGAACTTCAACCGTATTTTACATTTGAAGTTGAATCTGCAAAATTTATGTCCCAATATAGAAGCAGACATTGGGACGGCAAGATTCGACTGCTGAGTACTCATACTGGGGAGATTTATGCTGGGTTGTTGGATAAAGTCATTGACAAACTGACTCTCCACGACTACAAGTATGAGTTTAAAGAAAATAAATTTTATGGTATGCCTTTTGAAGTCAATGAAGGTATATCATATGAAGGTGTAAAAGATTATATGTCTTCTATTTGTTCTCATTCTCCACGGGAATATCAAGTGGAGGGAGTATACGATGCTCTAAGACATAATAGAAAATTATTGATATCACCCACAGCCTCAGGTAAATCCTTAATGATTTACTCCCTTGTAAGGTATTATGTAGATAAAGGACAAAAAATTCTTCTAGTTGTTCCAACGACATCTCTTGTAGAGCAGATGTACAAGGATTTCCAAGACTATGGTTGGGATGCTGAGTCATATTGCCACCGCATTTATTCTGGTAGGGAGAAAACAAACGAACATCCAGTAACGATTACTACGTGGCAATCTGTATATAAACTTGAACGTTCATTTTTTGAGGATTATGGAGTAGTTATAGGAGATGAAGCTCACCTATTTAAGAGCAAATCTCTTGTTGATATTATGTCCAAACTTCATCATGCAAAGTATCGTTTTGGATTTACCGGAACCTTAGATGGCACTCAAACTCATAAATGGGTTTTGGAAGGATTGTTTGGACCATCATATAAAGTTACAAGAACTTATGAGTTGATGGAGCAAGGACATATTTCCCAGTTAGATATTCGTTGTCTTGTTCTTAAGCACAAACCACAAAAGTTTGAAACTTATGAAGATGAGATTCAATATTTAATTTCTCAAGAACAAAGAAATAAATTCATAACAAATCTTGCATTAGATCTGAAAGGAAACACTCTTGTTCTCTTTTCAAGAGTAGAGGCACATGGAGCAGTTTTATATGAAAAGATAAATAATACCAAGCGAGGTGATCGTAAAGTATTTTTTATTCATGGTGGTGTTGACACTGAAGAAAGGGAATTGGTTAGAGAAATAACAGAAAGGGAAAACAACGCAATCATTGTTGCTTCCTATGGAACTTTTTCTACTGGTATCAACATTAAAAACCTCCATAATGTTATCTTTGCATCGCCTAGCAAATCACGCATTAGAAATCTACAATCAATTGGACGAGTTCTTAGGAAAGGAAAAAATAAAGTAAAGGCAGTTCTTTACGATATTTCTGATGATTGTACTTATAACTCAAGAAAAAATTATACTTTAAATCACCTTATTGAAAGAATCAAAATCTATAATGAAGAAAATTTTAACTATGAAATAACCACTATACAACTTAAGAAAAAATGAACTATTACACTTACGCATACCTTAGAGAAGATGGAACTCCTTATTATATTGGTAAAGGAAAAGATAATCGTATTCATTCAAAATCTAATAGGATTTTTAATCCCCCATCAAAAGAAAGAAGAATATTCTTAAAGAAAAATTTAACAGAAGAAGATGCATTTAAACATGAAGTTTACATGATATCAATTCTTGGGAGAAAGGATTTGGAAACTGGAATTCTTCACAACAAATCTAATGGTGGAATAGGTGGTGGTGCTATGAAGGGAAAAATTCAAAGTGAAGAAACTAAAATTAAAATCGGTAATGCAAATAGAGGAAGAATTCACTCAAAAAAATCAAGAGAAAATATGAGTAAATCTCATTTAGGAAAACCTAATCCAAAATCTGGTGCATCCAGGAGAGGCAAACCATTATCAGAAGAACACAGAAAAAATAAAAGTGAAGCAGCAAAGTTATGGTGGAAGAAAAGAAAGGAGGAACAACTAAATGGGAATTGAAGATGATTTTTACTGCACACTTAAATTAAAAACAGGTGAAGAGATCTTTGCTAAAGTAGCAGCCTCTGAAGAAGAAGATAGAACTATGCTGATAGTTAGTAATCCAATTATTGTAAGTGAGATTAAAACAAAATTAGGTGTTGTTGGATATAAATTAGAACCTTGGTTAAAAACTACAACAGATGATATGTTTATTATTAATTTGGAGGATATTATTACAATGTCTGAGTCTTCTGATGTAGAAATGATAGTAATGTATCAAAATTATATACGTCAGGGAATAAAGAATGATTCAAGTAATCATTCTCAAATTAATCGTAGAATGGGTTATATTGCTAATGTTAATGATGCTAAAGAGATCTTAGAGAAGCTTTATAAGAATAGCTAAAGCTAATCTTTTGAACCTCCACAAAGGTAATTGTACATGGTTTTAAGCACCTTGTCAAGCATTTATATAAGTGGTATAATCTATACATAATAATGATAAAAACTTATGATTACCACAGCAGTTATGACCAAAAGAAAGAGGTCAGAGCACTACGTCAATAATAAAGAGTTTCTTGCTGCTCTAATCAAGTATCGTGAAGATAAAGAAATTGCAGAAATCCAAGGAAAACCAAAACCACCCATTCCGCGCTATATTGGAGAGTGTTTCCTGAAGATTGCTAATCATTTATCATTCAAACCAAATTTTGTCAACTACATGTTCAAGGAGGACATGATTTCTGACGGTATTGAAAATTGTGTTCAGTACATTCACAACTTCAATCCAGAGAAGTCACAGAATCCTTTTGCATACTTTACCCAAATCATTCATTATGCTTTTATTCGTCGTATTACTAAAGAAAAACGCCAACTAGAAATCAAAAATAAAATTCTTGAGCGTTCTGGGTTTAGTGAGGTGTTTACTGACGACAACACTATTGACGG